AAAATGAAGTAATTGGTTGATATATTGTACTATAATTAAAATATCCTAATCCTATTTGAGTAGATCCTGAATCAGGACTATAATAAAAAGCAAGACTTCCTGTTCCTGAATTAATTCTACCTATTATAGATACATAATAAAAATTAGGAATACTAGGAACCGCATCTGGAATAAAAAGTAAATAATCCGAAGGATCACTATTATACATATTAATTCCATCGTCACAATGTTGTACTAGTCTATAATATGAAGCAGAAGAAGGATATGAACCTGGATCACTGATAATACTAGTATCTGATGAACCAGATGCTAAAATATTCCAATTAATTTGATCTGTTGATTGAAATACACTCATGCTATCAAAAGTGCCACAAGAACCGGTTTCATATGTAAATTTTAAAGTATCATATCCTAATCCTTCTACCGAAGTTAATGTGGGAGAACAACAAGTTGATCCTGATGTAGTAATGTCAATAAAATAAAATGATGAACCTGTTAAATTTAATACAATACTTCCTGATCCTGTTACCCATGAGCTAGTTAATAATAAACTACTTGTAGCATCATATAAAGCTAATTCATTATATTTGTTATCCCCTGAATATGCTTCTGCTATATATTTGCTAGATGAATTTGCGGATAAATTAACAAAAGCGTTTGGAAAAAAAGCTTCTGTTAAAACATCTAAGGATGAAGATTTAGTAATTTTAATATTATATGGAGAATTAGGATATATTTCTGATTTATAACTTAATTGAAGATTAATATTATTTGAAGAAGTAGCAAAAGCTGCTGAAGATGAATTAATTATTAAATTGGTCTGATCATAAGGAAAATCTGCTACTAAAATACTTCCACTGTAAAGTTCTATTCGTATTGTTCCTACTGTAGATTTAAATCCTCCAGGAACACCAGTTTCATACTCACTACCAGATATATTTAAAGAAACATTACTAAATACTATATTATTTCCTTCTCCTTGTAATACAGCAGTACTACCTGTTATAAAATATGTTAATGTTTGTTGTAACATTATATATAATTATTTAATGATTTAATAATTGTACCAACATTATCTGTCAATGTGGTAGAAGCGTCATATGGAACTAATAATGCCGTTTGTACATTTTGTCTTCCAACAGCATTTTTACCTTCTAATATAATAGATGTTTCATCTGGTTTTGGGCGGAGAATGGCAAAATTGTAAGATAAACTACCAGAAAGATTTGTTTTTGGTGCTGGTAATACTGTATCGTTTAGTACAATTTTATATGCATCGAAATTATTTTTTTGTACATTTATTACTTCATAATAACTTCCTGGATCTTGAAATCTTCCAAATTTAATTAAGTCTCCCTTTTCAACTGAAATTTTATCTATTATCTCTGAATAGTTTGTAGAACTACCTGAAAATAAAGCACTATAAAAATATTTATCAGAAAAAGGTTGATAAATACTTAAAGTATCATTTGTTTTATTAGTACTAGTTAAATTATAAAATATATCATTATTTAAAGTATATTGAGAATCGTAAAAATATTCTGTTACAACTTGCTCAGTATCTACTATACCCCAATAAACATCCTCAAATTTAATATTTACATTTTGGTAATATCTATAAACTCCTTGAACATCTATAAAATAAAAAGACAATCTTAAATAATCACCTACTCGAGGATCCGTTGATACATCAGTATTAAATGTTTTATTAAAAGTAAAATTAAATGTATATGCAGATTGAGCAGTTGGACTTTCACTATATAGTTTTATACTTCCATCTGTGGGATTATAATAATTGTTACCTGGGTAAGGATCTATTCCTGAAATTATACTTTGATTAGCTATTGCTAGTGGTGTATCATATTCTCTCCACTTACCCGCAAGATAATTATCAGAAGTTGCTCTTTCTGTTAACAGTGCTAATTTAAATATTCTCCAAAAACCCGCCTGATCGCTACGGCTATTGTCTCCTAAAATAGTAACTGTAACTTTTGCTCCACCATATATTCTATAATTGCCAGATCTGGTTATTTTATATATATTATTATTTACATTACTACTAACAGGTTCAGTATTAAAAGCTTTGGGAGATAAATCTGTTGAATTAGCTCCTGCATTAGCTGTTGTGTAATTATCAAATTTAAATAAATCAAAGCGATAAGTAGGAGCTTTATAAGACGGATCTACACCATTTGCATTACTTATATTCAAATAATTTAATCTTTTATTTGCGGCTAATGAAGTATTATATTTCCAATCAGTATAATTAATTGCTTCGGGAGCTACCTGATTATTTCCAGTTGCTGTAGAAGGAGAGGCTATACCATTGATATAAAAAAAGTTTATATTAGCTTGATTAGCTATATTATTATTTGGAGTTTGATCTACATTACCAGCATTATTTGTTTCATAGATATATTTACGTAAATCTGATGATAAAAAACCTAAAGGCTTGGTTTTTGTATATTGGAAATTATCAAAAATAAAATTTAGTACTTCTTTATTTTCTCTATAAATAATTGGATCAAAACGATATCCTCCTTTCCAAACTAATTTTTGACCTTCTCTTCTATTTTGGTTTTTATCTGTAATAGATAAAATTGCAGGTTTACCTGATTTAAATATATTTTGAATATCACACCAATTATTATTATATGAATTTAAATCTGTTACTTCATTTTTAGTATCAATTAAATATTTTAAATTAATTACTGTTTTATCATTAAAATTTAAACTTTGAGATGGAATTGTTTGTATCCATCCTAATTTATAAGAATTACGATCAATAACAGCTGTTTTACCATATGATATATCTCCACTTTGAGTAGTTATTCCACTAGAACCTGTATAGGAAGCACTAGTATAAGTATTATAGAACTTACTAGTTAATTTAGAACCCTCATAACGTGATATATTATATGATCTTAAAGTTAAATATGAATCTTGTAATTCAACACTACTTGTTATGTTATTTGTTGTTCCCCAAATATATTCTATCTTTTTTCTAAATTGAGAAGTAACATTTTCAGATACGTTATTAAACAATACATTGTAATCTGAATGGAGAAATGTGCCTAAATTTATTCTTTCATTTATTGGGTGTTTTACATTATATAAAATCCAGTTTGTGTTTGGATGGCCTTCTAAATACGGATTGTAATTTGTTTCTTCAAAATAATTATAAACATTAATTTCACTACCTGAAATTTCTCCGTCAAAATAAGCAGCTTTATCACCTCCTAAATCATTATATAAAGTGTCATATGGTGATGAAATTATAGGAGCAGGATATTCAGCTTCATATACTTCTTGCTCTATTGGATCTGGTATAGGATATACTACCTTATTGCGTTCTAATACTGGTGATTCGATTGTAACACCAGTTGATAAACTTGTTCTTTCAGGAACAAAATCACCAAGCATTTTGAATAATGCATTATCAAAGAATTGAATTAAACGAATAAATCCGTTGTAATCCATGTATGAACCTGTAAATCCAGAGAACCCAGGAACACCTGTTTCGAAATATAATGTACGTTGTTCGTTTAGATCAGGATATGAATTATTATATAATTGTCTTGGGTCACCAATATAATCATCTAAACTCCATGTTGGATTATTCGATGCAATAGCTCCTGAGATATAAGTGTTTATCTGTGATTCTGGGGAGAATGAAATATCAATGAAATGACTGTCATTTTCTCTAAATTCATTTGATGCAGTTGGAAATGTTTGTAAACTTAACATAGATGATAACACACTACCTGACGCTATACTATTGTTTACAATTCTTACTTTTTCATTATTGTATCCTTTAATTAAATTGGATTTTAAGCTACCACCATATTCTTTAACATCTAATATACTACTTGATATGGAACTACCAGTGATATAAGTTCTACTTGGAATACCAAATGTAGTTATTAAATATTCTAAACCAGTTTTTGTACCTTTTGTTTTTAGTAATAAAGGTAAGTTGTGATAGATACGTTTATATAATTCCGCTAATAAATCCTTACGAGGAATATTATTCAAATAACTTCCAGTTATCGAGAAATTATTGTCAAAAACACTACTACCTGTATTAGCGCCTATTAAGAATTGATCTACAGATTCACCTGCTTGACTATTATATAATTTAATTCCTAAAGACTGTAATTGGTTATATACTAAATCTTTAGAAATACCTGCGTTTAGATTATTATTTGCTAAATTAACATCCGTTACTGCTTTAAGATAAATCCAAATATTATCAAAATATTGACCAACCATATTAAGGAATGTCAAAAATTGATTATTGTTTTCATCATCCCTTATAAAGTTAGGAACAGCAAATACTAAATTGTCATAATTTTCATTATCGTAATTTAATGCTGATTCTGTTAAAGTATTAAACCAACTTATAACAGCAGCTGATCCTGTTGATAATAATGAATATGGTTTATAAGAGCCTGATTTAGGCCAAGCATATGAACTAGATTCAAAATATAAGTATGTTTCATATCCATCAAACTGTGTGATTAATGTATTAATACTTGATGAATATTGATTTATTTCGGTTTGTAAACTTGCCGTTGTCGCAACATAAGGAGTATATAAATTTATTAAATTTGTATAATCTTCAATTTGTTGAACTTTAGTATAAAAGTTGGCTACACGTTGATAAGCAGATCCAAAAAATACAAAATTGTTAAAATCAGTATAATCTACATTTATTGATATACTTTGAGTAGTCATTAAATTCAACAATTGTTGATAAGATGAATTTTGTAATGACTGTAAAGTCATTAATGCTGTATCGTAATTAGTATATGTAGTAGATACTGTAGTTTGAGTTGGTATAGGAATATTGAAATTTGGACCTCTTAATGTTGGAGGGGGTGGTGGTATGATTAAAGTATCTAAATTTATATCAAATATATAAGGAAATACTTTTTCCTCTACAACCCATAATGTTTGTTTTTCTTGAACTTCTGGTGGTAAAGGTTCATACATTTTAAATAAAACCTCATATCCCGTAGTAGCTTTATTTAATGCTATATTAACAGCTACATATTGTTGATTATCACCAAAATTTAATAAATAATCTACATAATATGATGAACTATTGATTTGATTAATAACATTATTAACAGTTGATTCAATTTCATCATTTGTTAATGTAGTTGAAGCTAATCTAATTTCAGTTCTATCTTGTGATATTTCTTTAACAAATAATGCTCTATCAATATTATTAGACAATATATTGCGAAAGAAATTATATCTAGAATTAAATTCCCCTGATGTATATCCTATATTTTGAATATCTTTAACAGGATCTATTTCTATAGTAGGATATAATGAACTTGTAGGAGTTACTAAAGTAGATGTAATACCAATATCTGTTGTTTGTATATTACCAGTTGTGTTAGGATTATTAGAAACAGAAGGAGTTAATCCTGTTGTTGTTGGTAATTTATAGTCAAGATAATTATAATTTGTATTTAAAAGATTACCACCAGCAGCATATATATAATATTCTATGTAATCTCCTGCTCCACCAAAATTTTCTTGTAAATTTTGGGATGAAATTAAATTAGTATCATCACTAGAGTAACGTGTAACTGTAGTGGTATTTATAATATTACCTGTTATTTTAATATTATTTGCCATTATTTATTTATTGTTTTACTTAAATCATTAACTATAGTTTGTGTATCTAATAGTTGTTGTCTAAGTGTAGTAATTTCGTCTAATAAAGCTTGAATATCGTCTTGGTTAATTATAACACCTAAGTAATCTGCTTCTTTTTCTAAAATATATCTATGTGATTCAATTTCTCCTTCTTTAGGTATTTGGTAAAATAATTGTTCATATAATTGAAAAAAATCTTCTAAAGTAAATGTTGGTTGTTCTTCAGATCCTTGAGCATTTAATAATTGACTAAATTGTGTATTAATTACTTTAGGAAAAGTAAGTTTATCAAATACTTGTTTTTCTATAGGAATTTGTGACATATTATCTTATAACTTTAAAGAAATAATTATCATCTAATACTAATGTACTACCATCAACAGTAGTTTTAATTAATACTTTATAATAACGTTCTGGTTCTAATCCATTCATATATACATCAAAATACATACCTGTTGAATCACAGCTTATTTTAGTGTATGTAGTATCATAATCTACGACAATCTCTTCAGTATCCAAATCTTTTATTAAATAATATGAAGCAGTTGGTAAAGCTCTATTATTAAGATAAACAGAGGATGTTGTAAATGCTCTTGCTGGATATCTATCTCTTATATTTATTCTGAAACGTTGAACTGAATCCTGTTGATATTCACTTTTATTATTAGCTAATGTAGCTACTATATTAGGTGATGTAGTAACTATTAATGAACCTGTATTATATGACCAGTCATTCCATTTTATTTCTAAACATGGTGGATAGATTGTATGAGTATTACCTGAGAAATATTTAGTTTCAAATACAGATGAAGATGAAAATTCTAAAGAGTCACTATGTTTTATTATAAATCCATTATTATTTATTGAACTACTAAACCAACTATTTACAATATTAGTAACATCTAATATTATATCCTTAGTAGAAGTACGAGTAAATGATTGAGTAGTTTCATAAGATCCTGTATACCACAATCCACCTCCTATATTAGTACTATATGAACCTGTAGTTCCGGGTATGGATGTATCAAACCATTGAGTTCCTCCTATTTCTGTAGTGTATTGCCAACTAACACCATCTGTTGTAATAGGTGAATTTGCAAATCGACCAGTACCTACGTTCCAATCAACTGCTAAAGGATAACAATGTATTGAATAATCTAAAGGTAATTGAGAAGCATATGCTAAAGATAATTTTAAAGAAGCACTATGAATCTTTCCATTTACTTTATTAGTAATTATATCATTTATCTCATCTTGAGAAAATTTAATGATTGGACGAGATACTTCATAAGTACCTCCTATAGAAAGATAAGTGCTAAGTTCTAATATTTCATCTATTCCTGAATTAAGTGTAGGATAGTATGAATAAAGTGTTGCACTTTTCTCAGGAAATATTTTATATACTGCCATAATTTATTAATTACTATATATAAATATAGTATAAATTAAGTGTTTAGAATGGGACTACTCTTCCTTGAATATCTGTATTAGGATATCTTACTTCAAATATACTTGGATCTAATGACGGGTAAATTATATTCCTACGAGTAGCACCAGGGATATCATAAGTATATGGCGAATATGTAGTTCCTGTTGAATCTTGTTTATTTATAAATTCTAATTTTACTACCGATTGTACACCTTTTACGTTTAATAAGGTAGATATTACATCAGAAATTGTAATAGGTTGATTAATATTCCATTTTTCAATATTAAAATAATCTTGTAAAGCTACTATGCAGTCTGTTATTACAGTATTATTGTTAAAACCACTTTTAACAGTTATATCAAAATTAATACCTATGTTAATATAAAATGCATCTTTAATATTAATAGCATCAGTAACCATTCTAAATTCGTTAATATAAGTAGCTAAATTTTGTTTTAATGTAGTAGAAGCTGATGTTAATTGTTTATTGGAATTATAACCTAATATATACATGTCTAATGATAATGGATTTCTTTCTTCAGTAGTCGCTACTGTAGGAGTTGGTAACATTTCTTTAGCTACATCTTGAGTAACATATACTTTAGCTATAGAACCGTAATTAGAAGGTAAAGATAATGCTCTTACCATGTAATCTTCTCTAGTTACTGCTCTTAATTGTGATTGATATGCGTTAAATGCATTATTACGAATTTCTTCTACTTGGTCACCATTTCTACCACCACTAGCTGGAATGTTGTTAACTACTGCTACACTATTTAAAATAGTAGTATTTGCTGGTCCACCTCCATTAGGAAATATTATTCCTGATTTATCTATAGTTGTTATTGTATTTGCATTAACGTTAGATGTAATACCTCCACCTACAAGATAACGTACTGTTATATTATTACTTGGTGCTAAACCATATTCTTGTGTAAAGAATACACCTGCTTTGTTATAATCATCGTATAAAGTAGAAATACCTGGTACTAAACCTAATCCTATAGTATCTGGAGTAGGTAATATTGTTTGGTCTGATTTATTAGAAATACCAGCACCAAATTCTAATTGTAGTGTATTATCTGATAATAAACGAGATACAAAACGACGCGGTACACGTTTTAATTGTAATAAATAAGGTACACCATCTGATCCAGATGTTGGATTGGAAACTTTATCAAATATTGTAGATTGAGCTAAATATGGTACTTCATACCATTTATTTCCTTGAGCATCAGTAGCATCTAATATTTGTAATATATTAGTATCAGTAATAGTAGATATTTGGAATTTTTGTGGAGTAGAAAAATTAAGAGTAATTGATTTTATTTCAGCCGATATAGCATTAACTGATTTTTTTAATAAAAAAAGGTTATTATCTACAAAAGTTATTTCAGTATTAGTTGTATCAGTAAAATCTACTTTATCAACTGTTAAAAATTTAGTACCAAATCCATTTGCTGTTAATTGTGTGTTTTCTGGAATAACAACAGCATAACTATAATCAGGAACGTCTCCTAATGAAGGTATTAACTGATATATATCTACTGTAGTTACAGAAGCATATGATGCTTTAGGTCTGTATCCTAACATATACGATAAAGCATATAAATTTTCTTTTTCTTTAGCGTATAATAGAAAATTTTCCTGTACTTGAGTATCTAAATAAAATGACATTACATCACCAACATAAGCCGCCATCTCAATAAACATATTTCCTGGTGATGCTTCTGAGAAATCATTATATGTAGTTGGAAAGTAGGTTCTAGTATAATTTATAAGATTAGTCTTAAAATCGCTAAAAGTTTTATTTAAATATGATACGTTACTATTATCTACCATTTTATATAAATTGTACTGTTATTTGATCAGCATTTCCTGATAGGTTTATTCTATATTGAACTGTTATACTTATTGTATTTTGATCTTCTTGTTTATCTATAATCAAATTAGTGACTGTTACTTCAGGAACAAAAATAGATACGTTAGTTGATATTAGATTTCTAATTATTACAGAAGTATCTTCTGTTATTCCTTCAAATAATACAGTTTTCAAATCTGCTCCAAATTGGGGATTCATTATTCTTTCTCCCTTATTAGTAAGTAAAAGATTAATTAGATTTGATTTAATTTGTTCTTGAGTACTATATGTAGGATTAAAAGCAGCAGGACCATTAAAAGGTAGTGATACCCCAATTGCAATATTTCCTTGCAAATCTAATGGGTTAACACGTATTGTTTGAGGTATTGGCATATTAATCTAATTGTCTTAATCCTGATTTATCTTGAGGCGTCATGTTGTTTGCCGCGTCTGCTATAAAATTTAAATACGGGTTTATTCTCTCACCTGTACTCTCGTCTACTTTGTCAATAATTTTTAAATCACTACGTTGGGGTTGTTGAAAACCAAACTCAGCTCCCATTTTAGCCATTAATGAGCTACGTACATCTCCAGATATTGGAGCTACATCAGCGCTAGTAAAACTTAATGTCCTATTTTCATTTAAGGATTTTTTATTTTGTTTTGCTAAAGCTTCATTAATCATATCAGGCAATTCTTCATACATTGCCTCAACTACGGCTTCTTTAATTAATTTTTTGAATACTTTAATGTTCATACGAATAAATATTTAAGCTATTAAATTTTCTCGATCTATTATTAATTTCAATGTTTCTATTAAATCATTTGGATCTAATGTAAATGATAATTCGCTTTTTAACACTGCTACATTATTAGTATCAATAGCCTCTGCGTAATGGCGTTTATTACCAGATACTACTATTGCTCTAGGACCGCTTTCCTCTTTAATTGCGAATTTAAATCCTTTATATGTTTCAAAATCTGTTGTACCAAACTGATTAGGATTATCTGTAAGTGAAGAATTAATTCCAGTTGCGGCTGCCGCTTCTAGAATTCCATTTATCGGTAATAATTGTGCTTTTAAATCTTCTAATACTGCTATTATTTTGTCTAACAATGTTGTTACTATGGGTAGGTAAGCACTTAGTACCAAAAGAATTTGATTTGCTTTTTGTAATATTTTTACTAATTGCATAATTACATTAATTGGTATACCAATACCCGGAGGGACTGATGTTGGGATAGGAAGCGCTGATATAATTTCTACTATTATACTAAATATTGTAATTATTATAGATATAGTTTTAAGAATATTATTTACTCTTTTCAGAGCATCTTCTGCTCTTTGTATTACTCTAATAGCATTATCCCTAGCTAATTTAGCATTATTTAATTTAGTAGGATCTCCAGAAGCATTAGCATCCTCTATTATAGCATTTGTATCGTCTACTAATTTTTTAAGAGCACTGTTGTTGGCTACTATATAAACTATGATAGTTTCTATACCAAGTATTATTACGGGAGGTAAAGATTTTTTGGTATTTTTAAGTATAGATTTTGCTTTATCTTTAATTGCTTTTTTTACTTTACCTTTATTTTTAGTCTTACTTTTTTTTCTTTTACTTTTTCTTTTGGTTTTATTTGCTTTAATTTTTTCAAAAGGATCTTTAAAAAAATTTTTAATATCCTGATTATTTTTATCTTTCCTAATTTGGAGGTTAATCTTATTAAGATCATAACTGGTGTTTTCAGCTGCGACTGCTTTATTATATTCTTCATCACTTAACTGAGGTGGAATATCTACTGTTTGACCATTTACTACTTTTTTAGCAGGGGTATTTAACTGTTTTAATTTTAGTAAAGTAAGTTGGTGTTCAATATCTAAATTTATTCCTTCTAAAACCAACATTTCTTTTTCTAATAATAATCCTGCTATAGGTGAGCTACCAACTGCTCCTATAACTGTAGCAACAGCGGCATTTGGTATTTGATCTCCAAAAGCTAATGGGTTTTTAGATTTACCTAAGTTATTTAATATATCAGGTGACACTAAAGAGGCTACATTTCCTGGTTGTGGAGGGGTAGGTGGTGGATTTATTGGACTATTTGGTAATGTAACGTCTGCCATTATGCTATGAATACTTTATCGGATGTAATTTTTTCTAATTTATCTATTAAATTTTCTATATCAGCACTTAATTGTGGCCCTGCATCAACAGTTAATGATGTAACAGGAATAGACCCTTCAGAAGTAGCTACAGTAGCTGTTGTTAAAGCTGATGCTAGACTAGATAATGAATCAAATAATTGTAAGAATAAATCATGAACTTGATTTCCTAATAATGCTGGTTCTTCGGGATATGAGCCATCTTTTTGAGTACCTAACATTACGTATGGTGAATTCATATGAACTACCTTACCAGCATTTAAATTAATAATATTATCTGTATTTAATTCAATATTAGTTTTAGCAAATAATAATACTTCGTCTTT